AATATTTCACGGAGCTCTAAAATATGATGATAGTGGAAATGTAAAGGGTGAAGTAAAGGGTAGTGCAAGAATATTGGCTGGTATGATTAAACAAGTTAATCAACACATAGGAAAAAAATACTCAATTAGTAAACCTGTATTTTTAACAATTCCAAAACATCAAGATTTTGGTAAAATGAAAGATAAATATTTGAGTAGATTAAAGAAATTACAATCTAAATTTGGTGGATTGAAGGATAGTGACACTCTTGCTTTATATCATCAAAAATGGTGGGAAATATTTGTATATTTAAAATGGCCTGGTGATAAAAAAACCTTAACGGATAAAATAACAAAGGGATTAGTTAAAAGATGGGCTTTCTTTGATAAAAAATATTCAATACCTATGATGAAAAACGATATAAAAGATGAAAAACAATTAGAATGGGTGTTAAACTTTGATAAAAACGACCACGCAAAACAAGTAAAAGAAAATATGAAACCATTTGAAATTTTATTCTTTGATGTTGGAGCTGAAATATTAAAAAATGTAGAAGGGTTTATGGCTGCTAATCCAAGTAAAGCAATTCAAGGAATAAGAAAAAAATTAAGTAGTTCTATTTCAAAAGTAAGAAGTGGTGGTGATATTAAAAAATTAAAAACATTAAAATTACAATTAGACAAGTTGAATAAGATTGGTGGAACAAAAGCTATTGTACCGAGTGAAGGTGTTGTTTTTAAGTATAAAGGTAAAACATATAAATTCACTGGTGCATTTGCTCCAATAAATCAAATTACAGGTTTAATTTCATTTTGATATATTTATATATGACAAAGAATATTTAGAGGTATTTATGAGTAAAAATATGCAAAAAGTCCAAGATATGGTGGACGGAAATTATAAAAATAAAACACAAATTGGATATGGTGACCAAGAAACAAAACATCGTTCAGTTGGTGATAAATGGACAGATAGTGATGGGTATGATTGGGAACAGTGTGATGGTTATCAAGTAAAAAGTGGTGGTAGTATGGCAACTAGGGGAATAGCTGATAATTGTTCAGGATGTGAAAAATTTATATCAAAACCCTGGGATAAAGATACATATAAAGCCGATGGTAGATGTTATCATTGTCAACTTAATTATGAATTAGATTTAAAATTTGAAGCACCAATAAGATGGTTTGCTTATAGAAGATTAAAAGATTTTCAAAATATGAAATCTATTGAAAAAGAATTACTTCAATGGATTGATGAAAATGAAAAAATGTTAAAAGAAAATCCATTTGATAAGAGAGTGGCGAATGCTCTTGCAAATGGTGAAGTGGAATTAACAATAAACAAAAACAAAACAATGAATTAGGAGAAATACTATGGATTGGGTATTAGCTAATTGGGAATGGATAATGTTAGGATTTTACACATTAGAAAAAATCGTAAAATTATCACCAAGTAAAAAAGACGATATCATTTTTGATACTGTTCTTAAACCAATATGGGATAAATTACCATTTGGTAAATAATAATGTTTAGTAAAATAAAAAAATATGTTATAGGATTTTTTGTTTTATGTGGTGGAGTTCTTGTCGCTTTTCTATCAGGTCGAAGTGCGGGTAGAAAAGATGAGAAACTTAAAGGATTAAAAAAAGATTCTAAAAGAGTTTCTGATTTACTAAAAGATAAAAAGAAGTCACAAAAAGCAATTAACAAGAGTTTAGATAGTAAGAAAAAAGCTCTAAAAGACATTAAAAACAAAAAATATAAGAAAAAGAAAGTTTCTAAAAAAGAAGCATCTGATTTCTTAAAAAACTTTAGCAAGGAGAAAAAATAATGGCAGCTGGAAATGGTGATCAATCAATTCAAGAAGAAGAGGTTATGCCAGGTGAAGGTGGTAATAACTTAGGTAATATTGGTGCACCTGTACCATTAATTGATGGAGATCATAATATAGTAACTAGACAATGGATAATTGAAGGAACTGGACAAGTATATAGTGGACTAGTTTTAAATTATGCTGGAAGAACTTTTACAACAACTACAGGTGCTTATGAAGGAATTTTTTCAAGACCTCTATCCGTTTCTACAACGGGTGGAAATCAACCTGAAGGAATAGGTAGAAAATTACCTGGACCAACTAGAAGAGGAAATGGAAATATAACTCCAGGAGGACCATCAGATGGACAACAAAATCAAGGTGGTGGAGGATATTAATGAATAAAATATTATCAATATTATTATTAACATTCATATTCACACAAGAACCTATCTTAAATGAAGAAATAGGAGAACCTTGTCCTCCTGTATGTGAGGGAACTTGTTTATCAGAAGAAGAAACACAAGGTTTGTTTAATAATATTAAAGAACTACAATTTGATTTAGATAAATCTCTTGAAATTAATGGAAATTTAAATCTTCAAATTATAGATTATGATAAATCTATATTGAATTATAAAGAACAAATTAAACTTAATGAAGAACAAATAAAAATCAAAGAAGATATGATTAAAACAATAAAACCAAAATGGTATGAAAACAGATATTTATGGTTTTTTGGTGGTATCTTTCTTACATCAGGTACTGTTTATTTAGCAGGACAATTGGATTAAAATGAGTAAAGACCTAAAACAAGCGATACAAAGAGAATATCTTAAATGTGCACAAGACCCTGTGCATTTTATGAGAAAATATTGCACAATTCAACATCCTAAACGGGGAAAAGTTAAATTTGATTTATATCCTTTTCAGGAAAGATGTTTAACTGAATTTAAAGACAATCGTTACAATATAATTCTTAAAGCTCGTCAATTAGGTATTTCAACTTTATCAGCTGGTTATGCATTATGGATGATGTTGTTTCATAATGATAAGAACATATTGGTAATTGCTACTGGTAAAGATACTGCTAAAAACCTTGTTACAAAGGTAAGAGTAATGTATGAAAATTTACCACAATGGTTGAAAACAGGAACAGAAGAGATAAATAAACTATCATTAAGATTTAAAAATGGTTCACAAATAAAGGCAATTGCTTCTAATGAATCTGCTGGTCGTTCAGAAGCATTATCACTTCTTATACTTGATGAGGCCGCATTTATAGATAAAGTAGATACAATATGGACTGCTGCACAACAAACACTAGCAACTGGTGGTGATTGTATAGCTCTTTCTACACCTAATGGTGTGGGTAATTGGTTTCATCAACAATGGGTAGGTGCTGAAAGTGGAGATAATGAATTCAATACTATTAGACTTCATTGGACTGACCATCCTGATAGAGATGAAGCTTGGAGAAAAGAACAAGATAAGGTATTAGGTCCTTCACAAGCAGCTCAAGAATGTGATACAGACTTCCTAACCTCTGGACAATCAGTAGTCGACCCTGCAATTCTACAATGGTATAAAGAAAATATGGCAGAAGCTCCTGTTGAAGAACAAGGAATAGATAGAGGTATGTGGGTATTTAGACAACCCAATTATACAAAAGAATATATAGTGGTTGCTGATGTGGCTCGTGGTGATGGGAGTGACTTTTCTGCTTGTCAAGTATTTGAAGTAGAAGATATGGAACAAGTTGCAGAATATAAAGGACAATTGTCTACTACAGATTACGGAAACTTCTTAATTGAAGTTGCAACAAAATATAACGATGCATTACTTGTAGTTGAGAACAATAATATCGGTTGGGCTACAATACAAACAATTATAGATAGAGGATATAAAAATCTATTCTATCAATCAAAAGATTTACAAGTTGTTGATGTAGAACATAACATATCAAACAAATACAGAGCACAAGATAGAAGTATGGTTCCTGGATTTTCAACAACCGTAAAAACAAGACCACTTATTGTGGCGAAGATGGAAGAATATACAAGAGAAAAATTAGTAAAATTACATTCCAATAGACTTATAGATGAATTATTTGTATTTATTTATAAGACTGGAATAACAAATGCAAAAGCAGAAGCAATGCAAGGTTACAATGACGACTTAGTTATGTCTTATTCGATAGCACTTTGGGTTAGAGATACAGCTCTACGAATACAAAAAGATAAAAATAATCAACAATGGGCCCTAATGGATTCAATGTTAAAGTCAAATGGAAATAAACCAGATATGACAGTTGGTTTTAGTAAAGGTTCTATTGGACAACCTACTTCAAACCCATACGAAATGGAAGTAAAAGGTGAAAAAGAAGATTTAACTTGGTTAATTAAATAAATAAGAGGTAAAGATGGCAGACGAAAACATATTAACGAGACTTGGTAAATTATTTCAATCAAGTATAGTATTAAGAAAAACAGAAGGTGGACAAGTAAAAGTAAAAGATGTAGATTTTACTCAAACAGCTTTAACATCTAACTTTATTGATAGATATAATAAGATACATTCAGGTGGTTATGGCCAATCAGCATTTTCAGCTAAACAAAATGCTCAGGCATACGATATAGCTAGAAAAGAATTATTTAGAGATTATGAATTAATGGATGCAGACCCGATTATATCATCTGCATTGGATATTTATTGTGACGAATCTACCGTTGATAATATTGAAAATAGAATTTTAAATATAAAAACCGATAATCCAAAGGTTGCAAAAATATTACATAATTTATTTTATGATGTAATGAATATTGAATTTAATTTATGGTCTTATATAAGAAATATGACTAAATATGGTGATTTTTATTTACATTTGGATATATTAGATAAATATGGTATTGTAAATGTAAAACCTCTTTCAGTATATGAAGTAACAAGAATGGAAGACCATGATCCATCTAATCCAAAACTTGTTCAATTCCAATTAGATGAATACACGGAAATGTCACAAAATTCAAAACCTGGAAAAATGTATGAAAATTATGAAATTGCTCATTTCAGAAATTTAGCTGATACTAATTACCTACCTTATGGTAAATCAATGTTGGAAGGTGCAAGAAGAGTATTTAAACAATTAACTCTTATGGAAGACGCTATGTTAATACATAGAATGATGAGAGCACCTGAGAAAAGAATATTCAAAGTAGATATTGGTAATATACCTCCATCAGAAGTTGATAACTTTATGCAACAAATAATTAATAAAATGAAAAAAACACCTGTTATAGACCAAAATACTGGTGATTATAATTTAAAATATAATATGGAGTCAATTACAGAGGATTATTATTTACCTGTTAGGGGCGGTGACAGTGGAACATCTATTGATACTTTACCAGGTTTAGGAAATGATGGTGCAATTGAAGATGTTGAGTATCTTAAAAACAAAATGATGGCAGCATTAAAAATACCAAAAGCATTTCTTGGGTATGATGAGAATGTAGGTTCAAAAGCTACATTAGCAGCAGAAGATGTTAGATTTGCAAGAACAATTGAAAGATTACAGAAAATTATATGTGCAGAACTTGAAAAAATAGCTATTGTTCATTTATATACACAAGGATTTGATGATGCCGAGTTAATTAATTTTGAATTAGAATTAACAAATCCATCAATGATACATGCACAAGAAAAACTTGAATTATTAACACAACAAACTGATATTGCTAATAATTTGTTAGAACAAAAAATTATGTCTCGTGAATGGATATATGATAATATATTTGATTTAAATGACCAAGATAAAAAAGATATATTTGAAGGTATTGTTGAAGATACAAAACAGAAATTTAGATTTGAACAGATTGAAACTGAAGGCAATGACCCAGTCGAAGGTGGTGTACCATCAACAGAAGAAGAAGATTTTGAAATGGCTAGACGAGGTGACTGGGGTGGTGATAGACGAAGTGGAACTGGTAAGAAAGAATTCGGTAATGAATACAATGCCAAAGACATAAAAGATGCAACAAAGTATGAAAGAGAACGATATGGTAAACGAGAATTCAAAGGTGGTTCTCCATTGGCTACATCTAAAGGTGGAACGATTGTTGCAAGAGAAGGGTTACTAAATTCACTCAAACAGAAGTTTGGAAAAGATTTAGATAAGTCTATGTTAAATGAAGAAATTATTTTAGAAGAAGACGAATAAATATAATGTATTTAATAAAAACTTTATATTTATATATGAATAAATACATAGATAGAAGTAAAAACGGAGATAACAAATGCCAAAAATAAAGCATAATAAAATCCGTAATACAGGTTTGCTGTTTGAATTTTTATTAAGACAAATTACATCAGATGTCTTAAATAAAACTAATGGTAAAGCTGTAAGTATCGTTAAACATAGATTTAATGAGAATACGGAGTTAGGTAAGGAATTAGCCTTATATAATATATTGATTAATAAAAAATTTAGGGATGATAAAAAAGCTAATTACTTTATTAATGAAGTTATTAATTCAAGAAAGATTTTAAATAATTCTATTTTAAAAAGAGAAAGATATAATTTAATAAAAGAAATTCAATCCAATTATAATCTTCAAAGCTTTATGTCTTCAAAGGTTGGCAATTATAAAACTTATGCTTCTGTCTATAAGTTGTTTGAGTACTCAAATTTATCTCCTGATGAAAAAACAGAATCATTTTTTAATTTAGTTGAACATGTAACAACCAATGACAAAAGTATTAAATTATCAGAAACCATTAAAAAATTACCAGATGATGAAGATTTAAGAATTTTAACTTACAAAACTCTTTTAGAGAAATTTAATCAAAAATATACAAAATTAAGTGGAATTCAAAAGAACTTACTTAGAGAGTATATTAATAATATTTCAAATACAAATTCTTTAAAAGACACTCTGAAAGAGATTGTCAAAGCTTTAAGAGATGATTTACAAACATACTCTAAAAATCTTAAAGATAAAGTTGTAAAAATCAAAATGAATGAAGCTATAAAATCTATTAACAAATTCTGTGGTATTAATGATAAATCAGATGTTGTTAAAGATGAGTATGTAGTTCAAACAATGAGATATTTGGAACTCTTAAAGGAGTTGAAGAAAAGTGGAAATAAAAAACAGAAAGTTATTTAAAGAGTTAGTGAAAAAACTAACACTTGAACTTTTAGACGAAGAAAGTTTAGAAGAAATGACAGCTACAGGTAACATAGCTGGATATTCAACACCATTTGCATTTACAGGTACAAATAAAAAAGGTAAGAAAAAAAAGAAACAAATTTCTACAAATAGTACTGGATATGATGTTGTAAGTGAAGCTCTTGATGATAAAGATTTAAAACAAATAACAAAATTAATAAGAAATGTCGTTGGTGATATATTAAGAGATATATGGCTTAAACGAACAGCTTGGAAATAGGAGATATTTAGATGGCAAAATATAAACCAGAAGGAAAAAAACAAGTACCTGGAAGTCTTCCACCCAATGCATATGATAGATCAACGAAGCCAGCAAGATGTACTTTTACAAAAACACCAAATTATGTTCTTGTAACTAAAACGATGACATTGCCTTGTGGATTTTATTTCGGTAGTTCAGCATCTTTTGCAGATTTGGGTGCAGCTGGAAAATCAGCTACTGGACATTATGATACTGACTGGGGTCTTTTAACTGTTGGGACTAGATTGGATATACATCCAACTGCTTGGACTGGAAGTGCAGATGACGATGGTAATATTAGATTTGTTTATAAAAGTGGATTATCAACAGGAGGAAGATAATGAATAAAAATTTATTAGTTGATTATATTCCGTTTGAAGTAACACCAGAACAAATTAATGAGTCTATTACAAGTAATAATGGTAGATTAGTTGTGAAGGGTGTGTTACAAAGAGCAGAAGCAAAAAATCAAAATGGTAGAGTTTATCCAAAAGATACTTTAATGAGAGAAGCTAAAAAATATGCACAAGTTCAAATTGCTGAACGAAGAGCGTTAGGTGAACTTGACCATCCAGATTCTTCTGTTGTAAATTTAAACAATGTATCACATAATATATTAGAGATGCATTGGAAAGGTGATGATTTAGAAGGAACTGTTGAAGTTCTTGGAACACCAGCAGGAAACATATTAAAAGAATTATTTAAATCAGGTATTAAACTTGGTATATCATCAAGAGGACTTGGTTCAGTTAAAGAGATACATGAAGCTGAAGGTGAAGATACTGTAGAAGTTCAACCTGATTTTGAATTAATTGCATTTGATTTTGTATCAAATCCATCTACACACGGAGCTTTCTTATCACCAACAAACGAAGGAAAATTAAACGAAAGTGCGGGTGCTTGTGATTTAGCAACTGGTACTTGTTGTCACGATTGTAAAGTTGAATCTATAATTAACGATATATTCAGAGGAGAATAAAGTGGATTATAAGAAAATGATGGGATATGGTGATAAAAAGAAAGTTACCAAAAAACAATCAAAACCTAAAAAAAACAAAGTTTTAGAAGGTATTAAAACAGAATTAAATGAGTGGAATGATACAACTTTTAAAAATATGCCAAAAAGATGGAGTGGCGCTATGGATAAGGGTTTAACTGAATATGAAAAAGAAAGAATGAATGAAGGTCCAGCTTTCGAATATAAAAAACACGCTAAAAACATAGATAAATCATTAAAAGGATTACAAAAGTCTTATTTAGATTTCTATGAATTATTAAGAAAAAAAGGATTAGATGATGACGCTTCTAACTTTCTTGATAATTATAAAAAGAATGTAGTTGATTTTACAAAAAAATATAAAAAAGATTTTAGAAAGTTAATGTAATGCCAGCCAAATCTAAATCACAACAAAGATTTTTTGGTGTCGTTAAAGGTATCCAAAAAGGTACTGGAAAAGGTACAGGTAAAGCTAAAAAAGCAGCAACAGATATGAGTTCAACAGATGTTGATGATTTTGCTTCAACGAAACACAAAGGATTACCAAACAAGGTGAAAAGAGAACAACGAGTTAGAGAATTGATTAAAAAAATAGTTCGTGAAGAGATGGCTAAAATGAATGAGGATTTCGCTGGTGCACTTCCAAAGCAGTTGAGGAAAAAATTTGATAAAGGTAGACAGAAACAATCAGAAGTTCTTGGGTATAAATTAACTGGAACACCAGATATAAAAACAGAAATTGATGATGCTACAGTTAAAGAAGCTAAAAAAAGAGATTACAAAGCAGAATACAAAAAATTTCAATCATCTACTAAATCTAAAAAGTATAGAGCTGAATTAAATGCTTACAATAGAAAAAAAGGAACATATGGAAATGGTGATGGAAAAGATGCATCACATAAAGGTGGAAAGATTGTAGGATTTGAAGCAGAATCAAAGAATAGAGGAAGAAGAGAAAAGAGTAGATTGAAAAAAGAAGGGAAACTTAACGAACTAGAACAGAAGCATAAAACCTTCTTTTTAAATCAAATTGAAAAAGACATTACAAGTCTTAAAGGTCAAATCGCATATGCTAAAGATAAGGTTAATTACAAAGGAACACCTGATTGGGAAAAGAAAGAATTTAAAGCAGTTTTAAAAGACTTACTGAAAGATTTAAAAGATATGATTGCTCGTCAAAAGAGAGTTAAAAAATGGGAAGTAGATGAAGGAAAACTTACAGAAGATTTCAAAAACAACGAATGGGAAGTATATGTTGCAGATGAAAATCGTAAAGAAAAAATTGTGAAAGTGGCTAAATCTAAAAGAGCTGCAGTTATTCTCTATAATAAATTGATTAAGACGGATAAATATCACGAAGTTGGAATGAGAGTAATTAAAGAAGGAAAAATTAACGAAAGAATGGACAAACGAAAAGCAGCTACTATTCTAAAACAAATTGGTGGAAATAGATTTATCGCTATGACTGGTGCTAAAGGATTTGCTTTTTCAAACAAATATATGTCATTCAAGATAGGTAGAAACTCAAAGGGAATTAACTTTGTAAGAATAGGTCACAATGCAAAAGATTTATATGATATGGAATTTGGTTTCGTTAGTACAAAAGGAATTAAAGTTAAAAAGAAAGTTAAAGATGTATATGCAGATATGTTAGGACAAATATTCAAAAAACATACAGGAATGAATGTGAGACTATAATGATTAAATTAAAACAATTATTAAATGAAGAATTTTTAACAGAAGGAACTCGTTGGAATGTTGGTGTTGAAATGCCAAATGGAAAAGTAACCGCTGTTTATGGACATTATGATGGATATCCACAATATGTTGGAAAACTATTAAAAAAATATTATAGTCAAGGTGGAAAAGTAAGAGATTTGGTTAAACTTGGTAAACAAGGTATTTCTACATTAGACAAAAGTATGAAAGGTGGAAAAGACCATTCATTCAATAATCCAAAAGATGGAGAAACTGTATTTTATGGTAGAGATAGAGGTGAAAAAGGTAATATGACTCGTACATATAAAAATAGAGAAGAATTTGGAAGAAGATTTGGTGAAGAATTTGGATATGTTTGGTCTATGAAAGAAAAAAAATGGTATTATTTTGACCATCGTGGAAACCAAAAGGAATTATAATGATTAAATTAAAAGACTTATTATTATCAGAAGGAAAATATAAATTCAAAGGTAAGTATTTACATGTAGCGGGTGGTGGATTAACATCAATACCAACAAGAAATGAAAGAGAAAGAATTATATTTCAAATAAAGAATGAAAAATTTAAACTTTATGATAATGGATTTAATGAGTTTCATTTAATTGGTGATAGAAATGATTATTATCCAAAGGGACAAAAAGATTTATTAAAATTTTTAAATAAAGAAAAAGCAAAATTTATTGGAATTGGTAAAAGATGAAACTAAAAGATTTAATAATAGAAAAGAAAGATGATAAAATACGAGTTCAAGGTGTTGGTATATTTACTTATAAAACATTAAAAAAGAATGTTGAAAAAAAATTAAAAGATTTAACGAGAAGAAATAAGCAAGGTGCTCATTATGGTGTTAAAGAAAACCAATTTAAGATGTTACAAGCTATGTGGTTAGCATTAAATGATTATGAGGAGAATAATTAGTGAAATTAAAAAAATCACAATTAAAACAAATCATTAAAGAAGAAATTCTTGAATTAGGTAAGGTTTATACTGATAAAGATAAACCACCTTTTAAACTTAATGAAGGTAATAAATGGTCTGATAATTGGTGGAAGGCTACCAAAAAATTATTAGATTCTATTAGTTGGGTTAGTGCTTTAACATATGCACCGAAAATTCCAAAGGTAGTTAAACAAGATAAAAAAATGAGAAAATTAGTTGATGAATTACTTAAACAATACGATAGAATAGAAAAGCATGTCGATAAAATG